CTGACTATGAACCGCAAGGCGTTCTGCTTCAACGAAGCGGGAACGGGCAAGACAGCCAGCGCGATATGGGCCGCGGACTTTCTGATGAAGCAGGGTATCATCAAACGCGTGCTCGTCATCTGCCCGCTCTCGATTATGGACAGCGCATGGCGCGCGGACTTGTTCTCATTTGCCATGCACCGAACTGTGGACATCGCCTACGGCACAGCGGCCAAGCGTAAGAAGATCATCGCAGGTAAGGCTGACTTCCTCATCATCAACTACGACGGCGTTGAGATCGTGAAAGATGATATCGCTGCGGCAGGCTACGACCTCATCATTGTGGACGAGGCTAGCCACTACAAGAACGCCCAGAGCAAGCGCTGGAAGGTGCTTAACTCTCTGGTAGGGCCGAACACTTGGTTGTGGATGATGACGGGTACACCTGCGGCGCAGGGGCCCGAGGACGCCTACGGCTTGGCCAAGCTCGTCAACCCAACGGGTGTGCCTAGGTTCGCTGCCGCTTGGAAAGACATGGTTATGGTCAAGCTATCGCAGTACCGCTGGAAGCCCAAAGAAAACTCCGAGTACACTGTGCATCGTGCACTGCAGCCGGCGATACGGTTCACCAAGGAAGAATGCCTCGACCTGCCCGATATGACCTATGTTAAGCGGGACGTGGAACTGACCAAGCAGCAAGACCTCTACTACAACCGCCTAAAGAAACAGATGGTTATGGAAGTCGCTGGCGAGCAGATCACGGCGGTAAACGCGGCTGTGATGATGGGTAAGCTGCTACAAATATCGGCCGGTGCAAGTTACACCGAGTCAGGTGATACCGTCCAGTTCGACATCAACAACCGCTACAATGTCCTCAAGGAAGTCATCGCCGAAACCTCCCACAAGGTGCTGGTCTTCGTGCCTTTCAAGCACGTCATCAACATGCTAACCACACAGCTGACCAAGGATGGCATCACAAATGCCGTCATCAACGGCGACGTGAACGCTGGCACTAGAACCGAGATATTCAAACAGTTTCAGCAGCAGCCGAACCCACGGGTATTGGTCATCCAACCACAGGCCGCTGCGCACGGCGTCACACTCACTGCGGCGGATACAGTCGTCTGGTGGGCGCCAACATCATCACTCGAAACCTATGCGCAGGCTAACGCGCGGGTGCACCGCAAGGGGCAAGTAAACAAGTGTACAGTTGTCCAGTTACAGGGGTCGGGTGTAGAGCGTCGGGTTTACAGGATGCTCGACGAGAAGATAGACGTGCATACTAGGGTCGTCGATCTTTATAAAGAGTTACTTGACTAGTGCATTAGATACTACTATATATCAATTCTTGATAGTGAAGGAGAACCACTATGACTACTGAAACTGAGGCCGATGTAGGCCCTACGCCGGACATGCTGACCAGAACCTACATCAAAATCCGCAACAAGCGGGCTGAACTGAAAGCCGAGTTTGAAGAGCAGGATAGCGTCCTAGAGGCACAAATCAACGCTCTCAAATCGGAGCTGCTCGACTACTGCAAGTCGCAGAACATCGACAGCGTTCGTACCTCCGAGGGAACATTCTATCGCACGATCAAGACGCGCTACTGGACAAATGACTGGGACTCGATGAACAAGTTTATCTTGGAACACGAAGTCCCACAGTTCTACGAGAAGCGCCTCAACCAAACTGTGATGAAGCAGTTCCTAGAGGAAAACCCCGATGTACTCCCACCCGGCCTAAACGTCGACAGCGAGTACGTCATCACTGTAAGGAAGAAATGATGACCGACAAACCCTTTGTTACTATTGAAGGTGTTGCGGAGCATTTTGTCGTATCGGTAGCCACCGTGCGTACATGGCTTCGCAACGGCACGGTACCGAGAGACACCTATCTGAAGGTGGGTAACACCTACAGGTTCGACCTGCCTAAGCTGGCAGACGCACTGGTCAACGCGCCGAAGAAATCGGCGCAGTTGGAAATGGACTTCGACAACGAAACCGATAACTAAGGAGAACAACATGAGTGAAATGACACTTTTTGGCAAAGGCAACCCGCTGGTAAACAGCGATCTCTTCAAGTCTCTGCGCGATATGAACAAGATGCTCGCTGGTGGGCCCGGTTCCGCTGGTAAGCGTATCTCGATCAAGGGTGGCCGGTTCCGCCTTTTTGTTGATGGTGAGCAGGTCTCCGTGTCCAAGGAAGACCACCTGAACGTCGTGGTGGTTAACGCCGCCCCGATCTCGCGCACCTACTACGAGGGCGCCTACGACCCGAACAACACCTCGGCACCGACCTGCTGGTCAGCCGATACACGTGCGCCAGCGGCAGAAGTCCCCGCGGAGCAGAAGAAAGCCGCGCGTTGCGCTGACTGCCCCATGAACGTCAAAGGTTCGGGACAAGGCGATAGCCGTGCCTGCCGCTTCAATCAGCGTCTGGCAATCACGCTAGAGGGCAAGCCTGATGAAGTGTATCAGATGCAGCTGCCGGCCACGTCGCTGTTCGGTGACGGCAAGAACGGTAAGATGCCTATGCAGGCATATGCCAAGTTCCTCGATGCGCACGATACGCCTATCATCGCAGTGATGACCCAGATGTCGATGGACGAAAATTCGGAGACTCCGAAACTGTACTTCAAACCCGTGCGTCCTTTGACCGAGGAAGAACTTAATGTTGCAGTGGTAGCCAAAGACAGCGAAGATGCTATCAAGGCCATCACCATGACTGTCGCACAGACTGATGGTGTTAAGAAGAAGGACTCTGAGGCCGGAACCAAGAACTACAATCCGGCCAAGGAAAAGATCATCCTCGACGACGAAGACGAGGTTGTAGAACCAAAGAAAGTTGAAACTAAAAAGGCCGCTAAGCCTGCCGATGGCCCCAAGGCCGACATCTCGGCTCTTGTCTCGCAGTGGGACGACGAGTAATCCTTAACAGGCTTGCCGCGACGAGGGATAAAAATAACCTCACCTCGTCGCGGCATTTCAACAGATAGAGTGGCGGCAATGGATACAATGACATTTTTGCAGTCCGTTCTTGGGACTGCAGGCTCCTACTGCGTTCTTGCTATTAGCGAGAACAGACGCATTCAAAAGTTCTACGACACAATAGAGCAGCTAGAGCACGCTGCTACGAACTTTGATGAAAACGGCTATGATGCCTACTTCGCCCTCGGTACATTTGAAGAAGCTGGCTCCCGCGAAGCCGATAACGTCAAGCAGATGCGGGCGTTCTTCATGGACTTGGACTGCGGGGTTAACCTCAAGACCGGAAAGCCGAAAGAGTTCCCCGACCAACACGCTGCTATAGTGGCGCTAAAAACATTCGTCAAAGCCAACGGGCTGCCTCGCCCGTTCCTAGTCAGCTCCGGCTATGGTGTGCACGTCTACTGGCCGCTCACTGCGCCTGTGGACTTCATGGCATGGCTCCCTGTGGCGGAAAAGCTCAAGGCACTCGCCAAGGCCCAAGGGTTCAAGGCTGACGAGACAGTGACCGCCGACGCCGCCCGCGTGCTACGAGTGCCGGGTACGCATAACCACAAGGGCGGTGATCACAAGCCCGTTACCTTCTTCGGCATGGCCGCACCGGCCCCAGTGGAGTTCTTTGCCTTTGCCGCGTTGCTCGAGTCCGTGGCCGGTAGTCTGCCGACTAGCATGCCCGCTAGGCGATATTCCCCAGCTGTGACAAGCAACGCCATGATGGATGCCCTGATCGGTAAGCGTGAAGCCTCGTTCAAGAACATCATGCAGAAGACGATAGCCGGCAAGGGCTGTGCCCAGCTGGCCCACTGCATCGAGAACAGGGCAGAACTATCAGAGCCTATGTGGCGCGCAGCGCTATCTATCGCCAAGCACTGCACCGATATGCCAAAGGCCGTGCGCGCTGTTTCTATGGGGCATCCAGACTACGACGAAGATGCCGCTATGCAGAAGGCCGGCCTCATCAAGGGGCCGTATCTCTGCGCTCGCTTCGAGGAGTACAATCCGGGCGGCTGCCAAGGCTGCCCAAACTGGAACAAGATCAAGTCACCAGTCGTTCTTGGCCAGCAGTTTACGGAAGCATCACCACAGGACAACACCATCGTTGTCGATAACCCAGAGAAACCAAACGAGCCGCCTAGGGTCTACGAAATCCCAGAATATCCGAGCCCGTATTTCCGCGGTAAGGACGGCGGCGTGTTCGTCCGTGTGACCGACGACGATGGTGAGATAACTGAGCGGATTATATGGCACCACGATCTGTACGTAGTGCGCCGCCTAAACGATCCCGAGCAGGGTGAAATTGTCGAGATGCGGCACCATCTACCTAGGGACGGGGTAAGGTCTTTTGTGGTGCCCCTTTACGTCGTTACGTCCAAGGAAGAATTTCGCAAAGTCCTCGCCACAAACGGCGTCATAGCTATCAACAAGGAAGTAGATGCGATCATGAGCTTTACACAATCTATGGTTAAAAACCTGCAGATCACAACGCAGGCAGACGATGCACACCGCCAGTTCGGCTGGCTCCCCGACTTCAAGGGCTTCGTCCTAGGGGACAAGATTATCCGTGAAGACCGCGTAGAGTTTAACGCGCCATCGGCCGCAACACGGGGCATGCTGGAGTTCTTTGAGCCCGCCGGCACGCTCGACGGGTGGCGCGATGCCGTGAACTTCTACAACCGCCCCGGCTTTGAGCTCCACCAGTTCATCACCTGCGTCGGTTTCGGCTCGGTGCTGATGAAGTTTCTACCGATCAATGCGGCCCTGCTGCACATCTGGTCGAAGGACTCCGGCTTTGGTAAGACGCATGCCCAGTACGCAGCGCTCTCGGTATGGGGCGACCCACGCAAGCTGCTACTCCAAGAGCGCGATACCCACAACTCCCGTATGAACCGAGCCGACGTCATGCACAGCCTGCCTGTGTGTATGGACGAGATTACCAACATCAAGCCGCAAGACGCCTCAGACATGATCTACCAGATTACGGGGGGTCAGCAGCGCAACCGGCTTGCTTCGACAGGCAACACCGAGCGCTATCGTGGAGACCCTTGGAACCTACTGTTCATCTCATCAGCGAACTGCAGCCTGATCGACAAGGTGGCTATGGCAAAGGCAATGCCGAAAGCAGAAGCCCAGAGGGTGCTGGAGATCGAGACAAGCAAGCTGTTTAACGAGAAGGCTGATAAGAAGCAGACCGACGCGTTCAGTACCAACATCCAGACCAACTACGGCCATGCGGGCACCCTGTTTGTCCAGTACGTCATGGCCAACCTAGCCGAGACAAAACTGCTTCTGGAGACGCTACAGCGCAAGATCGACGTGTCCGCAGACCTTGGCCCAGAGAACCGCTTCTGGTCAGCCGCCGTGGCTACTTCGCTAGCGGCTGCCGTGATCTGTAAGCACCTAGGGCTGTTGGACTACGACATCCCCGTGCTGCGTGACTACATCATCAAGAACATCCTTAAGGCCAACAAGACAACCAGCTCCGACATGTCGCTCGATCCTATGGACTTGGTGACCGCATACACCTACGAGAATTTGGGCCGCATCCTGCAGATCAAGTCCACCATAGACGGACGCAGCAAGAAGAACGGGAATGGGATTGATGACCTTGTAGTGCCAGACCAGCAGCCAAAGACCGCCGACATTATCGGCCGATACGAGACCGACCTGAACGTGCTGTTCCTCTTACCGACCCCGTTCAAGGCTTGGCTGGCCGAGCAGCAGGTCAACTACAACTCGGTTCTTGCAGAGCTCAAAGCCAAGTACAGCGTCAAGAAGTCTAAGATCAGACTGACCAAGGGCACCAAGATGCGTATGAACGTCGTGGACACCATCGAGATACCGATTGTTCTGGACGAGCCAGATGGCGAAGAGGGTAAATGATTTAGACCCAGACGGGGTTCGCATCATCGTGCCGTGGGATGAACTGCACGTTGGTGGCTCGTTCTTTGTCCCCTGCGTCAACACCGATCTCTGTGCTAGGCAGGTTCAGGGCGTGGGAAAAAGGTTAGGATTGTCCCTAACATGCAGGCAGAGAATTGAGACCCCGTATTTAGGGTTGCGCGTATGGAGAACCGCATGATATTGTGTACGTGACGTGCAGGCTTGCCGCCAGCTAGTCCTCTGTCGTTCTCCTGACTTGCCCCGGCCTCGCGCCGGGGCTTTTTTATTGCGGTAGCTCTCGACCGTACTCGTCGAGGCTCTCCCGCACACCGGGTTGGAACGGTTTGGGGATGTAGACGCCACCAACCATATCTTGGCTGCGCTGACGGAACCCTCTGACTGACGCTTTTAAGTCGAACCCACCCAGCTCAGGATGCTCTCGCATAAACTCGGCCATCTCTTGCTGGACTTGGCGTACTTCTTCGTAGTCACCATCGACCAATGCAAGGTTGAAGCGCTTATAGAGCTGGTTCTTCTCGCTACGGATAGCCTCGGTAATACGCTTCTCGCGGCCCACGGCTTCCTGCGTGCGGATGACTGCCTCTGGTGTATAGCCCAAGAGCTGCACGGCCACATCCCAGCTGTCTAGCGGGGTAATTTGATCCCCGCGCATTGTCTCCGCTCCGCCCGCTTCGATATAGCGACCAGCACGCATGAATGCACGAATAGACGAGGGTACCATGGCTTCAATGCCGCGATATACTTCGCCATCGTTTAGCAAATCAAAACCACGTTGGACGTTTAGGTAGGTTCCAAGCACGGGGCCGCCGAACATCTCGAACGCATCGTATAGCATCGGCTGATCTTTTTTAATGGGGCTTTCGCGGAAGACCAAGCCGCTCATGGAGATACGAGACGCGACTTCGGCGCCGGTAAGATAGTTCACAAGCCCGCTGTACAGAGGTTCCTGCAATGACTTCTGGGCCAAAGTTTTGAAGTCTTCCTCATCATCGTCAGTGAACATCATATCCAGAATGGTTGTCGCTTCACCAAAGAACGGTAGACCCTGAATACCCGCGAATATGGCAGTGGAACCAATCATAGAGGCTAGTTGGTACCGCGCAATCTTACGCTCCATCTTTGCATCAGCGACCTGCTCGGGCGTCATGTCCGGCGTGATTTTGGTCAGCGACCGCCGCACCCCATTGGTAATAAAACGCAGCATGCTCAGGGCATAGCGCTTGTACATCAAGAGAACCGAACCCAAGCCGCTCGTCGCAATCGACGGGCCTGTAAGTATGCCGACTGTACCGTTGGTAAGCTCTGTGGTGTCCACCGCATATTTTACGGCATCGGAAATCTGTTCAGGCGTCAGCTTATAGTCTTTCTTCCCTTGGGCACTTCTGATCTTGTCTCTCTCCAGCAGGAAAGCGGAGATAGAGGTACTCTGGCGCGTAAGGCGCTCAGCGTACTGCAGCGGTAGACCCGAGAACCTGTAGATGCGAGAAGCTACGTCACCCATACCGCTTAGCTCGGACTGCGCGATTGTTGTACCAAGCATACCGTTCCTCGACATATACTGTGCCAGCGGGGCTAGGTCTTCTAGGTCGGCGCGCAGCGACGCTGGAATTTTTCTATCTGTCCGCAGGATGAAGTTGCCCGCTGCGTCCACGGTATAGTAGTTCTCAAGCGAGCCCCAGTTCTCAAGCTCCTTTACTTGTGTAGGGTCTGCTTGACCGGGCTCCTGAACGAGCTGTGAGATACCCGAAGACTGGGAAATCATCCGAGCTGTGTTTAGTGCACGGATTATGGAGCGGAGGCTATGGCGACCCAGAAGTTGGGGTATGACCACCATGGGCAGCTGGAAGAATACGTTGATTGTGGCGGCGGGTAGCGCCCCGAGCGTCCACAGGAAGGTAAGACCACGCGCATGATAAGCTACCCTGCTGGACGTAGGGTTACGAGCAAAGGAGATACGCTTTTCAAGTTCTTTCGCGGTAGCGTTGATCGCGATCTTGTCAGCCAGCGTATTTGTGGGGTCTTTTTGCGCGTTTTCAGCCTGCGCCCTAAGCCTACTCTTAGCGGCTTCTAGCTCTGGTACAAACTTAGAGTTCACGATTGCGTTCACGGTTCCAGCGAGCCGGTTCTGCAGCGCAGCGATATACTCTCCGGGCTCGGTGACGTTCCCGATGGGGCTCTCATAACCCATGGCACCTGCACGACCGCCTTCTTTTCGACTCCTAAACTGTGCCATCGCCGAGTAGGCCGGAGACATACGCGTGAACATCTCTATTATAGCCGCTCTACCGGCTTCGCGCTGCGATGCTTCAGGTACGATCTCGTCAAGAATCTTAATCGCGCCCTGTACGAACTCCAGTGGAACCGACTTGTCGTAGCCCTTGGCGAAGTCCATGATGAACGGCTCTTGCGTGATCTCTACCGCGGCGGGACGCCCGTCTGGAAGCTTCGCATTGTTGAGCTCTGCAATGAATGCACGAGCGGCTCCGATAGACTTAAACGTACTTACGACGGCCTCGGGCGCAAAGAGCGCTTCTTTCGTACCTACGCCCGGCGCTGTAGGTGGACGAGACGTTGTTTCCGTCTGCACATAGGATACCCAGTATTTGCCCTCACGCATCAACGGGAAGTATGGGTCGATTATGCCGCTTTCGAGCAGCTGCGCCATGAGTTTATCACGCAGGGCGGTACGTTCCGCCGGGTCTTCCGTCGTTTGGTTGACCTGCAGCGTTACAGCGTTGAACCACTCTTGGCGAATGCTGTCGTTCAGGGCAATGTGGATGTTGTATGCCTCACGGAACTTACCATCTGGATCGATAGCCCGCATCTCGGTGCTGAGTTTGTCCCATATAAACAGCTTACCCGCGTCATCCCTGTACGTGTTGCGGGGTTTGGTAATATCCACTTGGTTGCGCGTGGCTGTGTCTAGAATACCAATATAGCGCTTGAACCCTGCAGGGTTGGCTTTTGCCAATACCGAATATCTTTCCGGCAGCTGCGATACTATTTTCTGCAGCCGTGCCGACTCCCCCTGACGGCGGTCGAATATGCTCTTGATCTCGTCAATAACGGGCAACGCCTTGCGAGAGAAATCCGCTATCCAGTCAATCTGCTGCAGGGACAGGGCAAAGTTACGCAACCAGTCTGGGATAATACGCTCACGGATAAAATCGTACATGCGCGAAGCAGCGCTTGGAGACCACGTAGGTACCCTACCCGCATTGTCTAGCACGTTGCGGCCGATAAGTGGGTTTGCCACAGCTGCGTTATAAATTTTGCCGGGCAATATCTGAGGTGCGGGAGACAGAAGATTATCCATGATCTGGTGGAACCGGTCGAGACCAGTTTCTGTGGTTCTGACCTCGTTTGTAATTTTGCGGCGTGGGTACGGCTTCGACGGCATGCCTACCAGACCCCGGAAGAAGTTTCCGATGATCTCTTTGAAGCGCTCAAAGTTCGTGAGCGGCAACTCGTTCGTTTCGTACTTTATGTTTGTGAACAGGGTGTTGTTCATCAGGTCGCGCAGGCCATTGTCTTGTGCACCGAACGCAACGCGGCCATAAGCATCGGCCACAAATTCGCTCAGATTAGTAAGACCCTGCAGCTCGTACGAGTAACCAAAGGCTCCGGGGGTAGCGACCTGCTTACGTACCGCGTTGAGTAGGTCTTGTAGCTGCCGTGTAATAGGCAGATTGGGATTGTTTATCACGTTCGCAGTAACAGCGTGCGCCATCTCGTGCATAAGCACGTGGGCTGTCATCCCAGTCTGCCCATTCAGATAGATGATGTTCTGACGCTCTGGGTCGCCCTTTGCGCTAGCCTGCCAGAATACGCCACGATTGCTACCGATGTTTTTAGCGGGATCGCCGGGGTACAGAACCTTGACACGCGTTGTACCTACTAGCCGCGCGAATGCCTTAGCCAGAGCTTTCAAGATGGGGTTCTTTGTCTCTTTTGACAGGCTGAGCAGCGCGCCCTTCAAGTCGCCCGCTTCAAGAAACGCACGGGTGTTAGCAGATAGGGGTTTATCCAGCGCCGACGCCGACGTCACTGCAGCCATGTTCAGGCCGACATCTGTAGCAGTTTTTTCCGTTGTCGGGATACTCTGCACGTCGTCGTTGACTGCGGTTAGAATATCACTAGTCGGCGTATCGAGGCTGAACTTTCCGATACGTGTGGCAATACTGGGGTTGTTGATTGCGGCTTCGGTCAGGCCGATTGGCAAGTTCTCCATTCGCAAGTCAGCGGAGTTCTTAGCATCCTCGTAAAGCGCGTTCTTCTTGCGAGACCATTCCCACCACGCAGGATCGGTTTTCGTTGGTTCGTTATCACGGTGCGCGCGGTAGATAGCCAGCTTATCCTCCGGCTCCCCTCCTAACCCGCCAATAGGCTTCGGGTACCCTTCAACATTTATATCACGTGGGCCGTTGAAGAAGGTTGAGACCGATTTTGGAATCCGAAATACATGTAACGTCTTCTTGCCGCGTCCATATTTGGTGGCATACCGCTTAGCTACATCTATGGCGTTCTTGGCGATATTTGGGTCGTCGGGGTCTAGGACAAAAGTATATAGCCCTTTTCCAAGTGGGCGGATATTACCGGGCTCACCAGTACCAGAAAAGCTAAAGTCTATTTGGTCAAAATCTGAGCCACCATGCACCACGTAGATGTAACC